CAGAGGCAAAGATATTTTCCAGACAATGGTACTGTATAATCTCCTGTGCTAATATTATATCCATTATGTGTGTCTATTACAATTTCTTGTAGTTTAATCCGAGTACCTGCGTGAGTTGTATGTTCGGAGCCATTATCACGAACAGCAAATATTGGACGATTGAATTCTTCAAAATGTTCAGAAGTTGCTTTTGCAATAGTTGTCATATCATGATTGAATTTCAATTCACCACTGTCTGACTTGATTGAGTAGTTGTTTGGAAGTTCAATTCCTGATGAACCATGAATTTTGATCATACCGGCTCCTCTGGCCAAACAACATCATCAAGTGATGTATATGTATTGGTAATATCTCTGAGTGCTTGTCGATACTCAAGCCATGCTGCTTGGTCGTCTCCTGGATAATCAATTGTGGCCCGCCAATCTGTTGTTGTTAGTCGATGGTCTCTTTCTTCTCTCAATAGTCGAAGTGGTTCGGCTGCTTCGAGTTCAGCAATCTTGGCTTGGACTTCTTCTTCGGATGGTAATACTTTATTAACAATATTTTCCCATACCACAATTTTATTATCATAAGTAAATGGTATTCCAAACGATGATAAGTACTGTCTTATGGAATTTTCAAGCATTGATACACCTCATAGCAACGATAGTTATTGGGTAATCTGAACTTGCGTTCCAGTTAGCATAAGCATTTGCTCCTGTGTTACCCTCTACATAACTTTTTAAAGATAAATTACTAACTATTGACCCTGTGTTATTTTCCCATATTCCTGTGACAAATCCTGGCGCACCTCTATCATCGTTCGAACCAGTTTCAGCAGCAGCATAACCACCTTTTATTAAAGTCGTTGTACCATCATAATCAATTTGTACATGAGTACGAGTGCGTCTTTTGTAAGTACCATTCGCAAATTTAGCCCATCCACCACCACATATAACAATTATTTTCTCTGTTGTGAGAATGTTATTCATCATAATTGGCGTTCCAAATGCAACTCCAAATGTGTCTCCCGAACTAGACGTATGACTTATGGTTTTAACTTCTATGATATGCCCAGCAGGAAACGTAACATTCTCTGTCAATGCTCCATTTGACATCATCACATTATCTTCTAAGTCTCGTATCTCTTTGATTCGTAAAGCACTTGACATACGTTACTCTCCTGGTGGTACTGGCCAATTAACATTTGTAAGATTTCCATTTTCATCCAATTTAGGATCACAATTTGCGGGTAAATCTCTAAGTGCCTGCCGATATGTTAGCCATTCTTCAGAAACAGTTTCACCCATTTTTTCTGCAATCTTTATTTTATAATCCGTAGCATATAAAAGATCTGTTCTTTTGTTTCTCAATAATCGCCAAGGTTCTTTGACTAAAAGTTCTTTTATTTTATTATCAAGTTCTTCTTGTGTAGGTTGTGGTCGTGAATCATTCCATTCAACTATTTGTAAATTTTCAATTTTACAATTAGCATTTGGTGTCAACGCATCAACAGCCTCACGAAACAATCTCGGTCGCATATTAGTTCTCCGGTGGTGTCGGCCAGGTTACATTGGTCAATTGACCATTTTCATCCAATTGAGGGTCACTGTTTGCAGGCAAGTCTCTCAGTGCTTGACAATAATCAATCCATTCTTGACTTGGTGTTAGGTCACTACGAAATCTCCAATCTGTTTCAGCAAGTAGCCGATTGCGTTCTTCTTTTAATATAGATATTGCAGTATCTTGACGGGCTTGTTGCAAAACTGAATTTATTTCGGTATCCGTAGGTCTTACGGATCCATCGGACATTTGAATCGTGTTCCAATCATCCTCGTTACCAATTCCAAAATTAACGTTTGGTCTGAGTCGTTTTATAGCATTGTATAATACTGTCATTGTGCTACCTCAAATAACATCCAGCCATAAGCCCATCCATTATTACTGCACCAATAAGCCGCATTTCCAGAGGCGTTAGAATAACCAGTTAGGACATAAGAATTTGTCCCAGTATTCGGAGCATCATCATAAAAATATAATGTTGGCGTATTGCAACCATTCCCAGATCCTGATCTGTTGAGATACCAGTAATCTATTCCACCTCCACCACTGACGTTATTATAAATGCTCTGACCAGAGTTTAACACCATAGCACCTGAGTAAAAAAAGCCGAAAACCTTACTACTTGCCAATACGTTATTGATGGTAGCGGTTAAAATTGTTATTGGACTGCCAGATCCGACTGATGTTACATTTCCGATAAATGTTCCAGTTCCTGTAACATTAAATGATTTTGCAAATTGAATAATATGCCCAGCAGGAAACACAACATTGCCTGTCAATGCTCCATCGCTCATCACCACTTGGTCATTCAACAGTCTTAGTTCATCTGTTTTAATTATACTTGTTGCCATTATACCACTGTCCAAACTGAGTTAGCAGGTACTGTCACAATCACACCATCTGCAATTGTGATCGGTCCCGCACTGAGAGCATTTTTGCCATCAGTGATTGTATAAGATTCTGTTAGAATGTTGCTGTTCTCATAGAACATATCTGCTTTAGCACCAGCATCTAAATTTAATCCTGCAGTGTTTACGGCAGAAATAGGAATGCCATTTTCGGTCAAAGCAATTGAATCTAGTGAGATTGAATTTGCAGTTATATTTATTTTATCAAGTTCAATCTGACCATCAAGCGCCTCAATTGGTATTGAATTCGCTGAAATTTCAATTGCCTCAATTGGTATTGAATCTGGTTGTAAATTTAACTTGTCAACATCAATTGAATTATCCTTAACTTCAACAACCGCTGTACGATATTCAAGAGCAACAATATCACCTACCTCGGCAGGTGTGTTCAGCAATACAGTTGAACCATCATCAGCAAGAAAGTCCTCTTCAGCCAAGCGTACACCGTTACGATAGACGGAGATGTATCCTGGTAGATATCCTTGCGTGACAAAGCCAGATTGTGTTCCTTCTGTGATTGTATGTTCTTCTCGATACTCTGTTGTTTGAAGAACAGGAATATTACCAATGTATGACATGTTATGCTGGTTTTGTTGGCCAGTTGACGTTTGTTAAATTGCCATCCGCATCTAATTGTGGATCAGCGGTTGTTGTTAGGTCTCGAAGAGCTTGACGATAGTCATACCACAATTGCTTGTCAGGATGATCATAGTCAACAAGTCCCCAAGGTGTGTCTGTTTCTGCTAACAGTCGGTCTCTTTCTGCTCTTAGTTGAACATCCGCTGGTGTGACATCAGCTGGTTCAGGAGTGTTACCTTCTGCTAACCATTCTTTGTATTCATCATAGTCACGATTGCCAGGAGCAACAGGAATGTGTGCGCCATCTGCTAATCGTATGATCATTAACTCTGGTTGTTGTGATAGTTTATACATATTTGTTTCCTTTATAGTTCTGCATCAAAAATCATAATGGCATCTTCATTAGTATGTCCATTGTTTATATATTGAAGGTTAAAAGTACTATTAGTACTGCCAGTGTATATTCTAGCAGAACTGAGGCTATTGCCTTCCATAACAGCAGTACCTGTTCCACCACCAGGCTGATAATTTGTAATAGCTACACTAGTTGCCGAAGGAGCAACTCTTTTTGTAGTTTTAAATTCACAGGTAAGATAATGCTTTCCTAACCATGAACTATACACTGAAGCCATCTGATTTATATCGATTGCTTCACAATATCTTTGACATAAACTTAGTTCCAGACCATATGGCCGTTGCTCAAATGGTGTGGCGACTTCTCCTTCTTCAAGCTGGATTCCAGTAAGATATAATTCATTTACATTTCCTTGACCAAATCCTAAAACAATATGACTACCAAAATCATAAGATAAGTCACCCATTTGCATTGTAAGTACATACCGTTTCCATTCAGTAGAAAGATAAATTAGTTTACCTGAAGGATCAGTATCTGTATCTTCACCGTTTACAAATCCTTCTGTAGAATTAGGTAAAAAATATCTTTGACCATGTTCTGGACGATTTCTTTGTCCAACATCTGAATGAAAAAAAGCAGTTATAAATTTTGTACTATCATCAGTTTTAGCATAAAAAGATAATGTTACTTTTTTATTAGATAAAGATTTTAAATTAACATCTTCTATTTTTTGTCCAAACCATGCTGAGTCACCAAAACTTTCAAATTTCATCACATTGACTAAACCTAAATCTAATACATCCTGGTCATATAAAATACTTTGAGGATTATCATTACCTGTGCTTTTTCGAGTCATCCAGCGGTCAATAGCTCGACTAGTAGTAGGTATTGAGCTAGAACCTGTATGAGTTATTGGTAATATCTTTCTTTGATCAATAGAAAATATACCATTGATTATCTTATTCCGAAATGATTCTAATTGCGGAGGAATCTCAACAGGGTTCGCAACCGATAACTCGTTACCTTGCGTGTCTATAATTTGATCAATGTTGCGTAAAATCTTTGCCATAGTTTATTCTGATTTAGGATACTTTTGTTTAATTTCTTTTAATTTACTAAACCATTCACCAGTATTACTAATTGTACCATTAGATTCTATTTCATGAAATAACATATCAAATTGGTCGTCTAAGTTTGGATATTCGCTTCTTCTTTGAGTTTGATAATTTGGTTCAAGTACAATCTCATTTTCATAATCAATGTTATGTTTTAATGTGCTATCATTATTCATATAAATTTATATTGATACTGTTGCTAAGTTTCCTAATGATGACGGATTGTCACCAGAGCCTATTATTATAACGTCATTATTAATATTGAAAGCATTATGCAATGGTTGTATTACAAAGTAAAAACCTTGTCTTTCACCACCACCAGAATTCCATAAATTAGTCGCATATACCTCTAAATCATATGTACCATTACCTGCTGATGTGGAATTTGAACGTATTTGAGTAAACATAGAACCTGAGCCAAGTGTTGCTTGTGTTGTAGCATACATATGATTAGAATAACTTTTTTGAAATATAACTGTTTTAGTGCCTGGCGAATAAGAACCACCTGTTGTATAAAATGTTAACATATACGGAAAACGGTGACGTAAAGTTGCTAATTTACACCATTGGGAAATTTTAGTTTTTCCAGAAGTTGAAGGTCTAAAATACCCTTCTCTTTGAGTATTTCCTGCTGTGACAAATCCCCCACTATCTATTTTAACTAATGCATGAGTAAGTTGTGCAGTTTCTCCATAAATAGTTGATGGATCAGTAATTACTCTTCTAGCAAAAACAATATTATCATTACTTGAATACGGTCTTCCTAAAAACCATTCTATATTTGTGCCATTATCTTCTGTATATGAAAAGATACCTGCACCCCTTTTAGTAGTTGAGATTGTTTGTGAATTTAAAAAACATACAGAACCTTCTACATATCCTGTAGAAGTTCCCTGTATATGCAATGATGCTTCCGGTCCAATCATTTCCATTTTACGCATATTTGTCAGACTAAAATTGTGATAACCACCATCGTCTGACGAAATAGTCAATGCTTTACTATTTGCATTATCTGTAATACCAGTACTCTGAAATCCACTAATTATTCCACCATGTATCATATCACCAGAAATAGCATTTGAATTGACCCATGTATTCACTTCTGAACTATAACTGAGTAATTCACCGTCTTGAGGATCTTGAATGTTCATTTCAATGATGTCAACAGTTGCGACCGTGTTTGTCACACTATTCGCATCATAGTACTCATTCACACCATCTGTTGAGTATGTAATACCAGAGTTGAAGACA